TTTTGGTAGTGGCACAGGTTTTGCAGTTTTTGATGGCGTAGGAACAAGCGGTGGTCTTTTAGATATTAGAGATGATGGTTCTTCAAGAATACGTATTGACGCTGCGGGCAATGTGGGTATTGGAGATGCTTCTCCTTCACAGAAATTAGATGTAGCAGGCAACATGGTTTTTAGCCAACGTTTAATAGCTAATTCTAATCAATACTATGTTAAGCTAGGAGTTTGGAGTAGCGCAAGCACTTACGGTATTGGTATGACAAACGGGTTTACATATGGTGCTTTAAACAATGACTACGCTATGACTTTCTGCATGAACAGTGATTCAGATAGAGGTTTTTGGTGGGGTTATGATGGACAAAGTAAATCTACAGGTGCAATGTCTTTAAACATGCAAGGTAAGTTAAAGATTAATCATTCTATAGGTTTAGGAACTGTAAATCCATCTGCTACACAAGGTAGAATAGATGCTTCAAATGATATTGTAGCTTTTTCTACATCTGATATTAGATTAAAAGATAATATTAAAACTATTGATAAAGCTTTAGACAAAGTAAAAAAAATACAAGGTGTAGAGTTTGACTGGATAGAAAAAGAAGAAGTTCATGGTAATAGTGGACACGACATAGGTGTTATAGCTCAAGAAATAGAAAAAGTACTACCAGATGTGGTTACTACTAGAGAAAATGGCTACAAAGCTGTTAAGTATGAAAAGATAGTGCCTTTACTAATTGAAGCTATAAAAGACTTGTCAAAACAAGTTGATGGATTAAAAAGATTAATATAATGGCTGTTCCAAGTAGTGGTGCTCTTAGTTTACTAGGTATTAAAAGAGAACTTAGTAATGATAACTACAGTGCTGAAAACGCTCATAGCAATATAAGTTTGAAAGACTGCAGCGATGGTACTGTAGATAATATAAACTTAAACAATGCTTCTAGTGATCGTCCCGATGGAAATGCACCACATAATATGTCAGAGTTCTATGCCTATGATCATGATTTTGTTTCTGTAACTTCTTTTACAGGTGGAGTAAGTGGTGATGGTCCTAATCAAGCTTGCTCTATAGAAGAGTTTGAAGAAACAATTTATCATAATGGAAGTGGAACTTTCCCAGGCCTGAACGATATTGTGTATAGCGACGCTGGTACAACTACATTAAATAGTTCTAGTATAGCATTTTTTAACGCTTCAGAAGCTAGAGTATATGTAAATACTAGCTCAAGTGGTGTAGTTAATAATAGCGGTAATTGTAGGTAAGTGTGCTAACTTACAGGTGATTATATAATTAAGTTAAATTAAATAAAATAAAACAAAATGGCAAAAGCAAAAAAAGTAACAAAAGAAGAGTTAAAATCAATAGTTGAAGTAAATAATAAAATCAATATTGAGATTAATAATTTAGGTTTATTAGAAATGAGAAAAACAGATCACATTCAACTTTTACAAGAAAGTAGAATTGAGCTTAGTGAACTACAAAAAGTGCTAGAAGAAAAGTACGGTAAAGTGAGCATTGACTTGAAAGACGGAAAGATAGGAGAAATAGAACAAGATGAAGCAGAGTAGCACTGTAAGAAAAATAAGTATAGGCTCTGACTACAAAGATAAAGCAATGCACTATTCTATTGGACAGAAAGTTTGGGGCGATCACGTTATTTCTAATATAATACATAATAACGAGGACAACTCTTATGATATTTTTATAACTAAGAATAAAGAGATTGTTCCTTGGAAAAAGTTTAATAGAAATATGGCTATATCTGTAGAATACGATTTGAATTACGGTGAATAGCTTGTACGACTTTATTATTAAACCTTTACACAAAAGGTATGATAATGAGACAAAAGTAGGAGATAAATCTCTTATTATAAATACCATAATAGAAGACCACAAATTTGTGAGTAAAAAAGCAGTTGTTGTTTCGACACCGACTGCTTACTCTTCTCCAGTTAAAATAGGTGATGAAGTATATGTTCATCACAATATATTTAGAAGATGGTACGACCAAAAAGGTAGAGAAAGAAATAGTGCTAGGTATTTTAAAGACGATCTTTATTTTTGTGGACCTGATCAGTTGTATATGTATAACGATAAATCTCATTTAGATTATTGTTTTATTAAACCTGTTGACAACTCTAGCTATTTACATACTAGAAAAGAGCAGCCAAATGAAGGTGTAGTTCATACTTGCCCACAAAACCAATATGTAAAAGTTGGTGACCATATAATTTTTAAACCAGAATCTGAATTTGAGTTTTTAATTAACAAAGAAAAGCTCTACTGTATGAGATTAAATAAAATTGTATTAAATTATGAAAACCAAAGAAACTAAAATAAAAATTATAGAAGCTGGGCAAAAAGCTGTAGAAGAATTAATAAAGGTAGCAAAAGAAAAGATTGTTGACTCAGACGACGATGTAAGCGCTGACAGATTAAAGAATGCTGCCGCTACTAAAAAACTAGCTATATTCGATGCTTTTGAAATACTTAATCGTATACAACAAGAAGAAGATATGCTAAATGAAAAACCTAAGGAAGTTAAAGAACAAAAAACTTTTAAGGGTTTTGCAGAAGGGAGAAGTAAGTGAGTTACAAGCAAGCTCTATGGGAAGAAGTTAAGGACGTTGTAAATCCTAAGATATTAGCTAAAAACAATAGATTTAAAAAATGGGAGTATGGCTATAACTCTGATTATGATTTTATAGTAATAAGTAAAACAGGTAAAATTGGACAGATCATTGAAATACAGAATCTCAGGATTGCTTTACCAGCAACAGATGAACCGTTTAAACGAAGTAAAGAAAAAGCGGAACAACACTGGGAAAGACAAGAGTATCCAAAAGAATTAAAAAGAATTAAAAGTAGGTTTGACTGGGAAGAATATCCAGCCGAGTTTAAAGAAAATTGGTATGATTATATCGACGAAGAGTTCAAAAGAAGAGAACAAGGTTACTGGTTTTATAATAACAATGTTCCTACTTATATTACTGGTACACATTACATGTACCTCCAATGGTCAAAGATCGACGTTGGAGCCCCTGATTTTAGAGAAGCAAACAGACTTTTCTTTATATTTTGGGAAGCATGCAAGGCAGATGCAAGGTGTTACGGAATGTGCTACCTCAAAAACAGACGATCTGGATTTTCATTTATGTCTTCAGCCGAACTTGTTAACCAAGCGACAATATCTAGTGACTCAAGATTTGGAATACTCAGCAAGTCGGGTTCAGATGCTAAAAAAATGTTTACAGATAAAGTTGTACCAATATCCGTTAACTATCCGTTTTTCTTCAAGCCAATTCAAGACGGTATGGATCGGCCAAAGACTGAGTTGGCATATAGGGTTCCAGCATCCAAACTTACTAGAAAAAAGCTGGAGAGCAATGAACAATTAAGAGAATTAGACGGTCTTGATACAACTATTGACTGGAAGAACACTGGTGATAACTCTTACGATGGTGAAAAGCTAAAACTATTAGCTCACGATGAAAGTGGTAAATGGGAGAGACCTGACAATATATTAAACAACTGGAGAGTTACAAAAACCACATTAAGGCTAGGATCAAGGATTGTAGGCAAATGTATGATGGGCTCAACTTCAAATGCTTTAGATAAAGGTGGAGACAATTTTAAAAAACTATACGAAAGTTCAAACGTTACAAAAAGAAATAGAAACGGACAAACTGCTTCTGGACTCTATAGCTTGTTCATACCTATGGAGTGGAACTACGAGGGATTCATCGATACTTACGGATTGCCTGTATTCGTTAGAGGACAAGATAATATCAAAGGAGCAGATGGTTATGAAATTACAACAGGAGTTATTGAACACTGGGAAAACGAAGTTGCAGGATTAAAAGAAGATAGTGATAGTTTAAACGAATACTATAGACAGTTTCCAAGAACTGAGGCTCACGCTTTTAGAGACGAAACTAAAGATAGTTTGTTTAACTTAACTAAGATATACGAACAAATTGATTACAACTCTGATTTTGAAAACAACAAGCTAGTTACTCAAGGAAGTTTTTATTGGCAAAAAGGTATAAAAGATACTAAAGTAGAGTTTGTTCCTAATAAAAATGGAAGATTTCTAGTATCTTGGGTTCCTAATTTAGAAATGCAAAACAATATAATAATTAAAAATGGTATTAAGCATCCAGGTAATAAAGATGTTGGAGCTTTCGGCTGTGACTCTTACGATATTAGCGGTACTGTTGATGGTCGCGGCAGTAAAGGAGCACTTCATGGATTAACTAAGTTTAGCTTATTTGACTCTCCACCAAACCATTTCTTTTTAGAGTATATATGTAGACCACAAACCGCCGAGGTGTTCTTTGAGGACGTTCTAATGGCGCTTCACTTTTATGGGATGCCTATACTAGCAGAGAACAACAAACCTCGTTTATTGTATTATTTAAAAAGAAGAGGCTATAGAGGTTTTAGCATAAACAGACCTGATAAAGTTTGGAACAAGCTTTCTACAACTGAAAAAGAAATTGGTGGTATACCTAATACCAGTGAAGATATTAAGCAAGCGCATGCTGCTGCTATTGAAAGCTATATAGAAAACCACGTTGGTATTGGTGAAAATAACCAATATGGCAATATATATTTTCAAAATACATTAGAAGATTGGGCTAAGTTCAACATTAACAATAGAACTAAACATGATGCTTCAATTAGTTCTGGTTTGGCTATAATGGCAGTAAATCAAAATAAATACAAGCCTACAGCTTTACGAAAAAGTAACGGAGTTAGTTTGAGTATTAAAAAATATGACAATACAGGGTATAATTCAAAATTAATATAAATGATAAATACTAATTATAATAGTTCATTTCCAGATCAGGTAGTACCTGAATCAGAAAAAGCTACACTAGAGTACGGGCTAGCTGTAGGTAGAGCTATAGAAAATGAGTGGTTTAGAAACGATAGAGGAGTTTACGATAGGTTTAACACCAACTATAACAACTTCCACAGACTTAGACTATATGCAAGAGGAGAGCAATCTGTTCAAAAATACAAAGACGAACTATCTATTAATGGTGATTTATCTTATTTAAACTTAGACTGGAAACCTGTACCAGTTGTACCTAAGTTTGTAGATATATTAGTTAACGGTATATCACAAAGAAATTACGAGCTAAAAGCTTACTCACAAGATCCTACATCTGTTCAGAAAAGAACTGAATACGCAACAAGCATACTTGAAGATATTAATGCAGCTAAGTATATAGAAGCTGTTAAAAGAACAACTGGTAAAGATGTTTCAAGAGGTCCTAGAGGAAAAAACATACCTAAGCAAGTCGAAGATATAGAAGCTCACATGCAGTTTGATTACAAACAATCTATAGAGGTTGCTCAAGAAGAAGCTATAAATTATATATTAGATAAAAATAAATATGATTTAATTAGAAGAAGATTAAACTATGACCTAACAGTATTAGGTATAGCTTGCACTAAAACAAACTTTAATGAAAGTGAAGGTATAAAAGTAGAATACGTAGATCCATCTTCTTTAGTATATTCATTTACTGAAGATCCTTATTTTGATGATTTGTATTATATTGGTGAAGTTAAATCAATAAGCTTAGCTGAGTTAGTAAAACAGTTCCCTGACTTGTCTCCTGAAGATATAAAAGATTTACAAAAATACCGCGGAAGTGCTCAGAACACTAGGTCTTTAGGCGCTAAGTATGATAATCAAACTGTTCAAGTTTTATACTTTGATTACAAAACCTATACTAATCAAGTTTTTAAAATAAAGAAAAAAGACAATGGCTTTGAAAAAGCTTTAGAAAAACAAGATACTTTTTTAGAAGCTGAAGAAACTGACAACTTTAAAAAAGCTCATAGATCTATAGAAGTATTATATTCTGGTGCTAAAGTTTTAGGAACTAATAAAATGCTAAAATGGGGTATGTCAAAAAACATGACTAGACCTGAAGCTGATATTACTAAGGTTAATATGAATTATTCTTTAGTAGCACCTAGAATGTACAAGGGTAGAATAGAAAGTTTAGTTAGTAGAATTACAGCATTTGCTGATATGATACAAATTACACATTTAAAGCTACAACAGGTAATGTCTAGAATAATACCTGATGGTGTTTATATGGACATAGACGGATTGTCAGAAGTAGACTTAGGAAACGGAACTAGCTATAATCCAGCAGAAGCTTTGAATATGTATTTTCAAACTGGTAGTATTGTAGGTAGGTCAATGACTCAAGATGGTACTGGTAATCCTGGTAGAGTTCCTATACAAGAGTTAAATACTAATAATGGTATGGGTAAAATACAAGGACTTATACAAACTTATCAATATTACTTACAAATGATAAGAGACGTTACCGGGCTTAACGAAGCTAGAGATGGTAGTAATCCAGATAAGTATGCTTTAGTAGGTTTACAAAAACTTGCTGCAGCAAATTCTAACGTAGCAACTAGACACATATTACAATCTAGCTTGTATGTTACACTAAGAACTTGTGAGAATATAAGCATGAGAATAGCAGATGCAATAGCTTTTCCTACAACTTATCAAGCTTTAATACAAAGTGTTTCTTTATATAACTCTAAAACATTAAAAGAGTTGGAAAACAGTAGCCTATTAGATTTTGGAATATCTTTAAATCTAGAGCCTGACGAAGCGGAAAATCAATTATTAGAGCAAAATATACAAGTAGCACTACAAGGCGGGCAAATATATTTAGAAGATGCTATAGAGCTTAGAGAAGTTAAAAACTTAAAGCTAGCTAATAGAATGTTAAAAAAGAAGCGTGAAGAAAAAATGGCTAAAGAGCAAGCTATGCAACAACAAAATATGCAGGCTCAGTCACAAGCTCAAGCGCAAGCAGCAGAGCAAACTTCTTTAGCTGAAACACAAAAGCAACAAGTTCTTAATGAGCAAAAAATACAACTTGAACAAGCTAAGTCTCAATTTGAAATACAAAAACTTCAACAAGAAGCACAAGTAAAACAACAACTAATGCAGTCTCAGTTTGAGTATGACATGCAATTAGAAGAGCTTAAAGCTAAAGCAAGAACTGATTCAGATTCGTCAAGAGAAGATCGTAAAGATAAAAGAGTTTCAATGCAGGGTCAAGAACAAAGACAAACCCAGCAAGAAAAAATAGCACCTGAAAATGCTATGCCTACACCACAAGCGGACCAAGGTTTAAACCTTAGCCAATTAATGGGGTAGCAATTATTAATTATTATATTATATTATGTCAGAAGAAAAAACAAAAGAAGAAGGTTCTTTTAAAATTAAAAAAACCCCTAAAAAACTTTCTCAAGAAAAAGCAACAATAGTAAAAGCTAAAACAAAAGAACAAGTTGAAGAAGCTAAAATAGAGGAAGTTATAAAAGAAGAACCTGTTGCTGAAGAAAAACCTGTAGTAGAGCAAGTAGAAAAAACGCCAGACTCTCCTATAATGGAAATAACAGAGCAAGAAGAAAAACAAAAAGAAGAGATTAAAACACCTGAACCTGAAGTAGCTAAAGCTAACTTACCTGAAAACGTAGAAAAGTTAGTTGATTTTATGAAAGAAACAGGTGGAACAGTAGAAGATTATGTTAGATTAAATAGAGATTATTCTAACGTAGATAGTGATGCTCTATTACTAGAGTATTATAAAACTACTAAACCGCATTTGGACTCTGAAGAAATAAGCTTTTTATTAGAGGATAAGTTTTCTTATGACAAGGACACTGCTGAAGATAGAGAGATTAAAAAGAAAAAACTAGAGTACAAAGAAGAAGTTGCAAAAGCTAAAAGCTTTTTAGAGGAAACAAAGAGTAAATACTACGACGAAATCAAGTTGAGACCCGGCGTAACTCAAGACCAACAAAAAGCTACTGAGTTTTTCAACAGATACAACAAAGAGCAAGAAAAAGCTGAACAACAACACGATACGTTTAAGTCACAAACCAAAGATTACTTTAATAATTTCAAAGGTTTTGAATTTAACTTAGGTGAGAAACAGTTTAGATATGGCGTTAACAACGCTGACGATGTTGCTGATAAACAATCGAATTTAACTAATTTTGTTCAGAAGTTTCTGGACGGTGAAGGTAATGTTAAAGATTTCAATGGTTATCATAAAGCTATTTTTGCAGGAGAAAATGCTGATGCAATTGCTAAGCATTTTTATGAACAAGGTAAAGCTGACGCTGTAAAAAACGTTATGGCTAAGTCTAAAAATATATCATCTGAGCCTAGAAATAGTGCTTCTACAATGGATATTGGAGGCTTAAAAGTAAGAGCAGTCGGAGGTGTAACTAGTTCTAGATTAAAAATAAAACGATAACAATTAATAAAAAAATAGAGACATGGCTTATACATTTTCAAGCACACACGACTCTACCGCTATTATGCCTGAGAAAGCACAAAATCTTACCAATGGTAATTATTTGGACTTTCAAGCTAATGGAGAGGGTTGGTCAAAGCAATACTTACCTGAGTTATACGAAGAGGAAGTAGAGCGATACGGAAACAGAACTTTAAACGGGTTCTTAAGAATGGTTGGCGCAGAGATGCCAATGACATCGGATCAAGTAATTTGGTCTGAACAAAATAGACTACACATCGGGTACAAAGCTTTCGCAGCTGGCGCTGGAGCTAAGTTAAAAGCATCTGATGGTCACACGGCTAATAAAATAGAGATTCACTCTGGTGCTGAGAATTGCGCTATTAGAGTTGGTGACTTATTAACTATACTAAAGACTGATTCAGACAAGAGAGTTGTAGCTATTGTTACAGCTAATTCTACAGTTACTGGAGCTACATCTTCTAGTAACTTAGTAACAACTATCACAGTTGATCCTTACAACTATGCTGCATTAACTAATGCTAGCTTAGCTGCTGCGGATGCTGTTAACTTGTTTGTTTTTGGTTCTGAATATGCAAAAGGTTCAGCTGGTAGAACAGAAGCTTTACAGCCTGAATTTGCTACTAAAACAAACAATCCTGTAATCATTAAAGACTATTACGAAGTTAATGGTTCTGATGCTGCACAGATTGGTTGGGTTGAAGTTGCTACTGAAGACGGAACATCTGGTTATTTATGGTATCTAAAAGCTGAGTCTGAAACAAGACTTAGATTTGAAGATTACTTAGAAATGACTATGGTTGAAGCTGTACCTGGAACAAATGCTGCTGGTTTAAAAGGCACATCAGGTATGCTTGATCAAATTGAAAAAGGTGGTCACGTGTTCCAAGGAGCTGCGAATGAAAAGTTAGATTTAGATGATTTTGATTCTATACTTTCAACTCTTGATAAGCAAGGAGCTATTGAAGAAAACATGCTTTTCTTAAATAGAGCTAAAACTTTAGAGATTGATGATCTATTAGCTGGTCTTAACTCTTATGGTTCAGGTGGTACTTCTTATGGTTTATTTGATAACGATGAGAATATGGCTCTTAACTTAGGTTTTTCAGGTTTTAGAAGAGGTTCTTATGACTTCTACAAA